GATTGAAGCTTTTTTAGTCTATTAGGTTCATCTGCGGCTATTCCTAAATATATAATTACCTCGTCATTAAACTGCTTTAGATATTTCTTAAATGGCTTGATTTTAAGCCTATCATTACACCAACTATTAAATGCAGATGTGTATGGCCAACCGTAGATCTTCCCTTTATTTTTTCCTTTTTCCTTTTTAGTATAAAAATATTCTTCAAATGTTTTTTCTGGTTTAATCCAATCAAATATCAATTCTGGTTTTAGTTCTTTAAATTTTCTTTCACATATTTTTATAATATTTTTTTGTTCTCCGAAATCCAAACCAGTATCTATAAAAGCAATCCGATCTAAAGGCATTTTAGTTTCTATCAGTTTTAATACCATAGCTACACTATCTTTACCGCCGCTAAAACTTGCTATATACTGCAACCTTATTCACCTACCTTTACGTCGTAAAAATTTCAGCTTTTTCAGCTGCTTTTTGTATTGTGACTATTCTATAATTTTATTTTCCCTATGTTCACTCCAAAGTGGGATTGCAGTCTCTGCATTGTCTATTAACCATTGCCCCTCTGAAAACTTAACATAGCCAGTAAAATCAATATTGTCGCCGTCACCTATAAGTACTGACCTTTGATTAACTAAGTTGCCTTCCCATATCGGATTCCCATCTATATCAGTGCTATCGGTCATTTGCCCTACTGTTTCTGGAATAACTTCTATAAATTCTGGATTATCTACACTAATTCTTGAATTTATATAATACTTATCCTCGCCAGTTATAGTGTCTGCATGAAAATATCCATAACGCCAATTTCCTAATTTATCCTTACCTCTAAACATAATTTCTCTCATATATACCCCTCCAATTTTTTAATTAGGACTTAATTAGTTTTCATGAATACTAACCAATGTGTCTTTGCTCTTTTATTTCCGAATAAAGGTTTATAATCTATAACTTTTAATATGTCTTTTATTTTTATTTGTTCTTCATTCCATTTAAAAATCAATATTCCGTATTTATCTAAAACCCTCATGCACTCATTAAATCCTTGCCTTATATCTATTGGCCAATCACTATTTAACTTTCCATATTTCTTGGCCAACCATGAATTTTCTCCAACCTTTATTAAATGTGGTGGATCAAAAACTACTAATTTAAAAGTATTATCTTTATATGGTATATTTCTAAAATCACCTATAATATCTGGATTTATAATAAGCTTACGACCATCACATAATGTATCTTCTAACTCTCTATTATCCATAAAAACAACATCTTTATTATCTTTATCAAACCAAAACATTTTACTTCCACAACATACATCAAGTATTGGTTTTTCCAAATTTATCACTTCCTAACTACTGCACAATAATTTCATTCCCAGATCTAATATTTGAGTTGCCTACTTAAAATATATCCTCTATAACACCTTCAATATATGCAATACAGTCTAATACACCTATGTCATTATCCATCAATATATCTCCTAGCTCTAGTTCTATATCTAATCTTCTAAATATTAAATGAGCAATAGAATTATAGTCTATTCCATTTGGTTTTATATCCGTAACAATTATCTTCCCTTGAGCTTGACCAGTTATTAATCTAACTGAACCATTATGTGTAATAAATCCCTTATCTCCTTTTTTTGCTTTTAAAGTATTTCCTCCAAATGTTTTAAATTCTATATCCTTTTCTAAGGTAATTAACTGCCCTGTTTCCATTTAACTTACTTCCTTTCTCTTTGTATCACGAACTACATTTCTTTGTAGACTTTGTCGCTTATAGATTTACCAAGTGCATATTCAACACCTTGTCTACTCAACCAAAAGAATATGCAACCATTATTAGGCTCTTTTTTACTCTTTATTGCTAATCCTTTACCTACAAGTTCATTCCAATCTTTATCATCTGGAGAGGTACAGAAATAATTTCTATATGGTCTTTTCTTATAATCTAATCCTATACAGTGTTTCATTAAATCTAATTGATATGGAGTTACTTCGATCCATAAATTTTTATATAACCTTGAAAATGTTTTAGCCTTTTCTTTTGTATTAAGCATTGGGTATCTGCCAATTAGATATTCTTTTTCAAAGTTATAATGATGATTATCTTTCCCGTATATCGGTGGTGATGTCCAAAAACTACTTTTCCCATGAGTTCCTATAAACACAGTTATTATATAGCCACTACCTTTTTGTTCTTTTAAAATTCTCATAAAGCTCCTCCTTAAAATTACTTCGCATAAATTTCAAACTATGATTTAACTAAATTTCTTCTCCTAAACTTCTCCATGAACAACCTAACGAATTATCACATTTACCTGTTATATTGCATTTTTTAATATCATATAAAAACTTATTATATTGATTACTATCCTCGTTTTTACATTTATCGCTCGACCATATGCAATCATAGCAACTCCATTTTTCTTTACACATACTCATTACACCTACTTTGTAATATAATCAAATCATTCACTACATTGCTAGCTAACTAGGATTATCTCTAATTAATTTTTCTTCTATCTCTTTTAGTGTCCAACCATCACAATAATAATTATTATTCATACAAACCCAGTATTTTGAGCCACTATCGAAACAATAATCTTTAAATATTTGAACTTTATATTTGTTTTCTAGTTGAGTTCTAGTCATTGCTGTCCCTCCTTGCTAATGCATAATTATCTGCATATTATTTATAATAAATAGTCATAGGTCTGTAGCCTAATATTTTTAATCGTTTTATGTCTATTGCAAGATCTTCAAAAGATTTATAATTATCATGGTGTGCATCTTGTCCATAGATAGGGAAGTTATAACCACTTTGTCCTATCTCTTCAAGCGTGTATTTTTCACAGCCATTAAAATCACTTGTATATCCTCCAAACTTCTTTTATCGTTATCTTCTGTATGTCTACCCCAAAATAGCAAACCACCTGCTATTCCTCTGTGTCTATTACATATAACAACATATCTTCTTTCCATAATCATACCCCCTTAGCATCACTAGAATTCTCAACCGCTTGCTTTATAACTTCTTTTTTAAATATATTAAGTTCTTCAATATTTCTTTCTAATTCATTAATCTTATCATCAATGCAACAACTTATTATTGCTGCCATACTAGTCTTATAAAGCATAGAGTAATTTTGCATAGATGCATGAATATGTTGTTTACTAACCCCTACTTTGTCAGCCATATATTGATAGTTAAATCCTGTGTAACCATCTATTACTATAAAAAATTCTTTATATGGATTAAATACAAAGGTGTTTTTCAATGGATCACTTAAACAACCAAATTCAATTGTTAATTTACTCATTATTTAACCTCCTAAACAAATTTTCTCATTCTGTAGTTGTACCGTTTATCTCTAAAAATAGTCATATAAGGTTCACATGTTTCTATAATCCTGCCTGCTAGTGCTCCATCAAGTTCTACTAATATTTCTGGTGTACATTCACTACTGAAAAGTATAGGTAATTTATTAAAATATCTATAATTAAGAACTGGATACACATGTTTCATGTCAGCTTCTGTTATGCATGTACCTTGTATTAACTTTCCATTTCTTATCTTATCTTTGAATAAATCATCAATGATAAGCAACTCAGCTTTTTGTATCTATCTGAAAGTCTTAAATAGTATTCATCATCATTTACATTTGCTTTAAGCTCTCTTGTAGCTTCAAGATAAGGCATATATACAGTTTGTACCCCATTATTTAATAATGTTGCACCTATAGCTATTACAATATGACTTTTTCCTGCCCCTGGTTGTCCAAATAATCCGAAACTATTTTCTTGTGTATTCTGGATCTGAGAAAAGTTTTTTATATATGTTTCAGCTTTTTCCTTTGCTAATTTTGTTTTTTCATCATATACTTTGTACTCACTTATATTTTTTACATCTTCCGGATTAACTCCAAAAGCTTTCCACATTCTGTTTAATCTTTCTTTTTTATAACATTCACATCTTTTAAAGCCTTCTTGATTTTCTATCCATGTTGTATCTCTACAAATAGGGCAATTATAATTAATAGCTTGAGAAGTCGTATTGTTCCTTATTTCCTGTATTATTTTCTGTATATCCATTCTTGCCCTCCTTATCTACATATTTGTTTTCAAATACTTTTGTAAATCTTGTATCATCTTGGAATAGCCAATCAAACTCTATAATCCAATTCCTATCATTTTGCCCTTGACAAAATCTACTGTTTCTTATATTTCCTATAGCTTTTAAAACATCTTCTTCCTTTAACTTTAAGCTATTAATTCTAGCTTTTATTTTATCTTTTCTTTGTTTGGTTACACTTCTTATAGGCTTTATAGGTTTAGGTAAGTTATTCCAAGTTATTAAAATATCTTTCCAATTTATTCTTATATTATCTTTATCTATCTCTTTCTCTAACTCTGTATCTTTCTCTATCTCTAACTCTATATCTATCTCTGTCGGACATTCTGCGGACAAAGGAGGGACATTGTCCAACGGTGGCTTTAATTCTTTTTTAGTATTTCTTTGTTTTCTCTTTATTTCTGCCCATTTACTTTCACTGCCTATCATATTTTTTGTTTCAGCCATAAATAAGGTCCCATCATCCCATTTTTCCATTAGCTGTAACCTTGAAAATAAATCTATTGCATTTATAACTGTATCTATGTTCGTTCCAGTTACATGACTTAACATTTCAGGGGTGTAGGGTATAATCTCTCTAAACTTCAATTTGCCTTCCGTTTTAATACTCTTAAGTAATAATTTCATATAAAAATTATATACTCCTTACCATTTGGCATATTTTCAACTATCTTAATTTCTTCTCTATCAAAGAAATTATTTTGTAATTTAAGCCAATAATATTTTTTAGACATAAATTCTACCTTCTTTTTAGCCTTTTATTTTCATCTTCAAGTATCTTTATCTTATTAGAAAGATTTATTTCAACTTCATTCATATGCTCGCAACTGTCCTCAAGCTCTTTTATATATTTTTTTAACATTGTTATCTCTTCATTACGGTTTAAAATTACTGTTATAGGTTGCTCTTTATTTTCTTCTTTTAAATCTGCTATAAAATCTAATAAATTATTTAAATCTATAATAAATCTTTCATTAGCACCTTTTAAAAAAGTTCCATCTAGATATTCTTTTCCCATGTATACATTTGTTAAAGCTGTTATATAAGCTGTAATTATTTGTTTCATCTTTACAAATCCTCCAATCTAATTTAAAATTTAAGTAACATATCTTAATTAATTATTGGGCTCCTGGCAGGGAGCTATTTTTTTCTTTTTAAAAGAGCTTACGAAATTGCGTACTGTGCTTGGAGTTAAACAAAATATTTCTGCTATTTCTTTAAATTTAAGTCCTTGTTGCCTTAGTTTAATCATGTCTTCTATATCTTCTTTAGGTCTTTTATTCCTAGCAAGCTTTCCATTGTTGTATAATTCTATAGCCTGTTCCATAGTACAAGGCCTTTTATAAAAGATTGCTATTGCTAGTGTGTACCAATTTTCATTCACTTTTATCACTTCCCCTCATGCACACCTTTTAAAAATACTTGCACTTCTTATTGCAATACTCAACACATAATCTAAGCTTGTGCACTTATTAAAATTAATCCTATTGAACTTAATATCATCTGTTGTAATTTCACATATAATTGCAAACTCTGCTTTTGTTAGATTGATTCCCCTTTCTTCTAGTAATTTTTTAAACATTTCTATTCCTCCTTTTACTGCTTGTCCCCTTTGTGGTAAAATCTTCTTGAAGGGGGGTAAATTTATGGATTCGTCAAATTCAAATTCTACTAAAGCAGCTAAAGAATTAGGTGAAATTTCATATAGAGCAAATATACAATGGAGCCAACTTAGTAAAATTATAAATAGCCAAATTATTAATTCGTCGTCTAAAAGCATATTTTTAATGAAATCTAGTGTTGATGATTTAAGTAAAAATATTGGTGCAATGGTCACAAATTATAATCTAAATACTGAAAATATAATCAAACAAGTTAGTTCAATTAATTACGAAATGTTGTACGCAGCAGCTAAGTCTATTAATAATATTGATTTCTCAAGTATTACAAAAGCTGCACGAATGGCTTCTGAAAAACTTACCGAATTATCCACTGAAACTTTAAATGAGTTATCTAATATCAACGAAAACGAAATATTATCATCAATTAATAATGTTGAAACTCTATCACAAGAACCTGAAATATCTAATATATTTATTGATAATAATGTAGACATTAATAAAGAGTTTACTTCTTTAAAATCCTCAACTTCTAATAAATCTAATATGAATTTGTTAGAAATATTCTGCTTTTTATTATCACTATTATCATTTATGTTTAGTGTATATCAATACACTAATGATGATTCCTCAAAGTTAATAAATAAACAAATTGAAATAATGAACGAACAAAAGAGAATTCTAGATTCAATTAATAATGTATTGATTAATCAAGATAAAATTCTAGAAAATAAATCACAATAATATATTATTGACTTTTATTTATCATTTTAATTTCTTGAAGATTTTTATAATAATCTTGCAAATAAGCTTTTTGATTTTTAGCATACAATACCGAAAAAATAGTTGAGCTTAATTGCAGAATACTTAAAATAAGTATATATATTAAAACTTTATTTAATTTACTTTTTATTCTCTGCTCTCGAACTGGTACTTCGGGAGCAACTTCCTTTTCTAAGTTGCTAACTACCTCAACATTATTGTTTATCCAATCTAGACCAATTTTCTTTAAATCCTTATGATCTAAATTACTTTTGTCTTTTTTCAAATTAATTTCTTGTAAAAATTTGTAGTCCTCTCCATCAAGGAATTGAACTGTTATACAAAATATTTCTTTGTCATACAAGAACCTAAAAATATCTATATCCACATAAAGTATTGTTCATGTAGAAATATTTAAATTTAAATCTGTTGTTTTTATTTTTTTATTCATTTGTAATCCTCCTAAAAACTTACTTGATTATTAACATTTATTATCTGGTCCTCAAGATATATAGGAACTGTATAATTTTCTAATATCTCTTTTGCTGTATCTAATTGGCTTCTTTTTATCGCTTCATACCTGTTAACTCCGAACTGCCTTTTTAGCTGACCTTGTATGTCTGCATATACTTTACCTCTTAGAGAATTATCTTTATATGCAGGTGTTCTATAGCCACCTAGAACTCTTATACCTGCTTTTCTAACCAGTGCTTGGAGTTCTTTACATTCCACATTAAATAAAGGCATATTACTTTCTAGGTTGTTTACTTTTGCTTCTATTTGTTGTGTTTTTTTATCTAATACAAAAACTGCTTTAAGTTCTGGTGATAATCCTTTGTATGGATCTATTTCTTTAACCCTAAAGTAAGTTTCCTCTAAGTTATCGAACTGCTCCCATGCCCTATCGGTGTCTAATATCTTGCAATGCCTATTGGCTCCTCGTTCTGTCCAAAGATATAAGCAATTAATTCTTAACATTGACGGATTATCTTTAAGATAAGTTGTTTTAAAATCTTTTAATTTTGAACCTTCTAATTTAAAATAATGTTTCCCTTCTATGAATTTATCTTGATTTCTATTAAACCCTGCTGTATTCTTATAGGATCAACTTCGTAAACTTCTCCAAGTTGCTCTGTTGTTAAAACTCTTTTCCCTCCTATTTCTACTGGCTTTATTTCCGTTGCTATAGGTTGTCCATTTTCTATAGTTAGATTTATTTTTTTCATATTGTTACCTCCTATTTAGCTATTTTAGGTTTTGTATCTGGAGAATCAAATTTGATTTTCCCATCTCTAATTAATTCACTTACTACCTTAGATAAAATTATTTTAGCTTTTTCTGGATCTTGTTTTCCTATAACTACACACTCAAGTAACATTACTGCTCACCTTTCTTCTTAATACAGCCACTAGTTTTTTTAATAACTTCCAATTTTTCTAGACATCTCTTTTCTAAATCAATTACATCTTTCATTTTTACCCTCCTTTATTGCTTTTTCAATTTCTATTATGCTTATTCTAAATAGATTAGAAAGTATCTCTAACTTTTCTAAATCTATAGGGGTTGTCCCATTTTCTAAGTTATAGTAATGCACTCTGCTTACTCCTAAACATTCAGCAATCTTTTTTACTTTAAGTCCACTTTTTTGTCTGTGCTTTTTTAATGTCACTTTATTTCATCTCCTTTCGTTAAATTAATTGTTACACAAATTTGTTAAGTTGTAAATTAACAAAAATAACCTTTATCAGAAAATAACTCCTATTATCTAAATATATATCTATTTTTCTTAGTTTAGCTCACTTAACAAATTTGTTTAATTTCATTCTAAAAAAACCTTTCTTATTTAACAAATATGTTATATAATATATGTAACATATAGGAGGTGCTCTAATGAGTAATAATTTTAATAAAAGGCTTTTAGATTATAGATTAAGTCTTGGAATTGAAACTAAACGTGAAATGGCTGATAAATTAGAGATTAGTGAACAATTATATAATATGCTTGAAAATGGCAAACGTTCACCATCACAGAAAGTTTTAGATAAACTATTTTTAATTAGTGATAAACCAGAAGAATATTGGTTATATGGTATAGACAACGAACATGATTATTTAGAAAAAAGAGATGAATTCAAAATGATTAAAAGAACTGTTTATCAACTTATAGAATTAAATATGATAGAAGATGAAAATTTTAGTCCTGCTGTAGAGGAGGTTTTGTTAGCTGCGCTCAAAGCTGATATTAAACATATAATAAAAAAGAAGCAAGATTAAATTTGCTTCTTTAATTATATTTAAAGGAGATATACTTATGAAAAGATTCGCTATTTATGCAAGACGTTCTGAAGAGAAAGAAACAGGAGAAAGTATCCAAAACCAACTTAACATTTGCAAAAACTATATTCAAAATAATAATAAAGATATTATTATAGATGAGTATTTGATGATGATTACAGTGGAAGAAATATGAATAGACCTGATTTTCAAAAAATGATGAAATTAGTAAAAAAAAATTATTATGATTCTATAGTATTTTGGAAACTTGATAGGGTCGCAAGAAATGCTCTAGAGTTCCTAGAATTACATAAAGAACTAGAAAAAATAGGAGTTAATATTATATCTGTAACAGAAGGATTTGATCCTTCTACTCCCGCAGGGAAATTAATGATGACCATGCTTGCTGCAGTTGCAGAAATGGAAAGGAAAAACATTTCTCAAAGAGTTATTTCTAATATGAATGAAATGGCTAAAAAAGGTAAATGGACCGGTGGAACTGTCCCTTTTGGTTACAAAGTTGTAGGGATTCAAGGCAAAAAGTATCTTGAAGAGGATCTAAACCTAATTAAAATAACTAGATCAATATTTAATAAATATATTGAAACTGAAAGTTTATTTTCTACAAGTAAGTGGCTAAAAGACACTCACAATATAAACAAGACACCAACCAGTATAAAGAGAATACTTTGTAATTTAGTATATGTAAAATCGGATAATGATATATTTAAATACTTAGACAATAAAAATATATACTTGCATGGAGAATTAAATGGCAATGGACTAATATCCTATGGCAAGGCAGATAAAACCAAGGAAGATGGAGTAGAATTCAGAGATAAAGATGAATGGATCGTAGCAGTCGGCAAACATAAAGGTATAGTAAGTGGTTTAGAATATATGAAAATTCAGAGTATACTCAAAAGTAAAAATAATAGTGGTAGGCGCGGTACTGGTGAAGTTACATTTCTTAATGGACTGTGTAAGTGCTATTATTGTGGAAGTTACATGAGAACTAAGCAAAAGAAAAACTCTAGTGGGAGTCACTACAAATACTTCGCTTGTGGCAAAAAAGATTCATGCTTAGCAGATTGCAAAAATAAAATGTTAAATATAGGTGATGTTGAAGAAACAGTATTGCATAAGTTATGTAATTATAAACCTGGAGATATAAAAATACCGATTAATACTATTGATACAACATCTTTAAAGGCTGATTTAGAAAAAAAGAGAAAACAAAATTAAAAATTTAGTATTAAAACTTTCTTTAGATGATGATTTAGAAGCTATACTTTTAGAACAGATAAAGGAATTAAAAAAAGACTCAGATACTTTACAAAGAAAAATAGAAGAAAAAGAACGACAAAATTTATTAAATGATGTATCTAATTACAATAAAGAATTTATTCAAAAACAGCTATCCAATTTTGAAAATTTATTTAAAAAATGTAAAGATATAGAAAGCAAAAGAAAACTTGTGAAAAGTCTAGTAAAAGAAATCAGGATTGATGGAGTAAATAAAAAGGTGGAGGTAGAACTAAATTTCTAACCTCCATATAAAAAATTATCTACTATTCTTTTCGTATGGCTGTCCGTCTGCAGCTGGTGCTGTAGTTTTTCCTACAAATCCTGCTAATGCTAACATTGTTAATATATATGGTATACTTGAATAAAATTCAGATGGCAAATTCCAACTAAAACCTTGAGCAAATATTTCAAAGGAACCTCCAAAAGCAAATAATAAACAAGCAAACATAGTTCCAAAAGGTTTCCAATTACCAAATATCATAGCTGCTAAGGCAATAAATCCACGGCCTGCAACCATTCCTTCTCTATAAACAGGGTTATACCTATTAACGCTGCTCCTCCAAGTCCGGCTAAAGCTCCTGATAACATAACACATAGATATCTAACTTTATAGACATTTATTCCTAAAGTATCTGCTGCTTTAGGATGTTCACCTACTGATCTGATTCTTAATCCAACTGGAGTTTTAAATAAAACATAATGAGATATAAAAACAAGTATTAAAGCAATGATAACAAACCAATTTATTCCTGATAGTATTGAGCCTATTATAGGTATTGATTTTACTGAAGCTGGCACATTATAGGCTAATGCTTTAACTATATCTGTTTGCCCACCCTTTTTAAAAATTTTAAAAATTAAAAAACTAGCTAGTGCAGATGAAAATAAATTTATTGCTGTACCTGATATAACCTGATCTGCTTTTAAGGATATACTTAAAAACGCATGTAACAATGCAATCAAAGCTCCTGCTACTATTGCAAATAATATACCAACTAAAGGGCTTCCTGTTAAATATGTACCATATACTGAAAAGAAAGCGCCCATGACCATCATTCCTTCTAGTCCTATATTAACTACACCAGCTCTTTCTGAAAATACTCCTCCAAGACCTGCAAAAACTAAAGGTGTAGCTGTCCTTAATGTGGCTGTTACTAATCCTATTATGATTAAACTATCCATTGATTAACACCTTCCTATTCTTTTTCTCTGAGAAATATTTTACTATATAATCAGTTGCTACAAATATAATTATTATTGATTGAACAAGATAAACTATTTGCTTTGGTATGCCATTAAGTTGAAGCATCTTAGAACTACTGTTTAATGCTCCAAATAGTATAGCAGAAGCTATACACCCTATAGGATTATTTTTTGCAAGTAGTGCAACGGCTATACCATCGAATCCGAATCCAGGTAATACCATCATATCTTGTGCTTGATGCATAACACCTGCTACATGGGTAGCTCCACCTATACCTGCAATAGCTCCTGATAAAACCATAGCTAAAATTGTATTTTTAGCTATATTAATCCCGCCATACTCGGCTCCAGATGGATTAAATCCAACTGCTCTTATTTCATATCCTATGGTAGTTTTCCATAAAAGCCAATATATAAATATAGCAAACACTATTCCTATTATTAAACTTATACTAGCTCTACTCATATTACTAAACCTTAATAATTGAGCACTTTTTTGAATTATAGGTGTACTAGCTGAACTTTTAACTGAAAATCTAGATCTTAATATTATATAATTTCCCAAATATAATCCTAAATAATTCATCATTATTGTGTTTATAACTTCATTTGTTCCTATCTTAGCTTTTAAATATCCTGGTATTCCTGCCCAAATAGAACCCGCTACTATTCCACCTAATATTATTAATATCCCATGTACAACTGGATTCAATCCTGGAATAAGTCCTAGTATTGCTGCAGATATCATTCCTACTATAAACTGTCCTTCAACCCCTATATTAAATAATCCACATCTAAAGGCTATAGCATTAGCTACTCCTGTAAATATTAAAGGGGTGACATATATCATTGTTTCAAGAGTTTTTCTTTTATCTCCAAAGCTTCCTCGCCATATAGTAGTGAAAAGATCACTAAAAGCTGAAAAATATTCAGTTATTGAATATCCCTTTGCCCACATAACAAAGAATACGGATACAAGTATAGAAATTACAATTGCACCAAGTGGAAATGCTAAAGATTTTAGAACGTTTATAAGACCATTACTTATAGTTCTTTTCTTGCTATTGTCACTCACCTTATTTCACCTCTTTCTTATTATCTTCTAATTTCCCACCAGCCATTAATACACCTAGTTTTTGCTCTGTGGCGTCTTTTCTATCTAATATTTCTATTATTTTACCATCGTACATAACAGCAATTCTATCAGATAAAGATAGTATTTCATCTAATTCTAAGGAAACTAATAATACAGCTTTTCCATTTTCTCTTTCCTCTATTAGCCTTTTATGAATATATTCTATAGCCCCAACATCTAACCCCCTAGTGGGTTGAGATGCTATTAACAGATCTGGTCCTTAGATATTTCTCTAGCTGCTATAAGTTTTTGTTGATTACCTCCGGATAATGCAGATGCATTAACCTCATCATTTGGGGTTCTTACATCAAACTCTTCTATAAGTGTATTACAATGTTTCCTTATGGCTTTATAATCCATAACTATACCTTTACTAAAAGGTGCTTTATGATGTTTTCCTAAAACAGAATTTTCATAAAGGGAATATTTAAGTATTAATCCTCTCTTATGTCTATCTTCAGGAATATGGCCTACACCTTTATCTATTATTTGTCTTGATGATTTATTAAGTATTTCTTCTCCATTAAGATTTATACTTCCGGCATCCGCTTCCTAAGTCCTGTTAAAACTTCTATAAATTCACTTTGTCCGTTGCCATCTACTCCAGCTATACCAACGATTTCTCCTTGCCTTACAGAAAGATTAACATCCTTTAATACATTAACACCTCTTTTATCTTTAGCCTTAAGATTCTGTACCTGTAATATTTCTTTTCCTAAATTTTGAGGTTTTTTATCCATTTGAAGATTAACTTTTCTTCCTACCATGAGTTCTGCCAACTCATCTATATTAGTTTCCTTTGTATTAACGGAACCTGTAACCTTCCCCCTTCTTATTATTGTAACTCTATCACTCATTTTCATAACTTCTTTTAATTTATGTGTTATAAGTATAATAGATTTTCCTTGATTTTTTAAATTATCAATAATTATACCCAATTCATCAATTTCCTGCGGTGTTAAAACCGCTGTAGGTTCATCTAATATAAGTATTTCAGCGCCTCTGTATAATGCTTTTAATATCTCTACTTTTTGTTGTTGTCCTACTGATATATCCTCTATAACAGATTTAGGATCTATTGAAAAACCATATTTTTTTGATATTTCTTCCACATCTTCTATGGCTTTACTTATATCTAACTTAAACCCTTTTCTAGGTTCTGTTCCAAGTACTATATTTTCTGCTACAGTAAAATTATGAACTAGCATAAAGTGCTGGTGCACCATACCTATTCCTTGTTTAATAGCATCATTAGGTCCTAATATATTAACTTTTTCACCATTAACAAATATTTCACCTTTTTCTGCTTGATATAATCCATATAATACATTCATAAGGGTGGTTTTTCCTGCACCATTTTCACCTAACAATACATGAGTTTCACTTTTATTCAAATCAAAGTTAACGTCATCATTAGCTATAGTTCCGGGAAAAACTTTAGTTATTCCTTTCATCTCAATTACTTTTTCCATTCATTCTTTTCTAGTCGTAAGTTTATATACCTTCTAGACTAGATGCCTCCCTCCATGTATTTTTTATACTCTTAAATTTGTAAACGTTCTACAACTAAAATTATAATATATATAGTTTATAAAAGCTAGATGTTGAGTACATCTAGCTTTTATAACATTATATTTTCTAATATTTTCTAATATTTTCTCAATAAATTATTTGATTTCTGTTGGAGTAAATTTAACTAATTCTTCTCTTGTAGCTGGAACTTTTATTTTGCCTTTCTTTTACTGCTTTACTATATTTTTCAACTAATTCTAATGTTTCTTTTGAAGTATTTTTGTTAGAGGAAGGTGCTATACCTACACCATCTTCTTTTAATCCTAATTCTATATGTTTTCCACCTTTAAATGTACCATCTACAACTTCTTTTGTTGCATTAAAAGTTGCAGTGTCTACTCTTTTTACCATACTTGATAGTATTATATCTGCATATTCTGTCATTTCAGCTGCTTGATCTCTATCAACACCTATAGCCCATATTCTTTTATCTGCTTTATTTAATTCTTTTGCTGATTTAAATAAGCCTATTCCAACTCCACCAGCTGCATGATATACAATATCGCAACCTGCGCCATATAATGATTTTCCTAATTCATATCCTTTATTTGTATCGGTAAACTATCTGCATATTTTACCATTGCTCCTGCTTTATCCTTTGTTCCTATTAATCCTTTTGCTGCTTCTGGATTAACTGATTTAACACCAGCTATAAAACCAGCCTCAAATTTATTTATAGCAGCAGAGTCCTTACCACCAATAAATCCTACTTTATTAGTTTTCGTCATTTTACCTGCTATAACGCCCATTAAAAAAGAGCCTTCATTATCTTTAAATGTTAAACATTGAACATTAGGTAACTTTACCTTATCAGTATCAACTATAGCAAAATTTTTATCAGTATACTTTTTAGCAACATTTGTCATAGCTGTTTCCATTTGGTATCCTATACCAAATGATAAATCTGACCCATCATTTACTAAGGCTTCTAGGTTTGATTCATAATCTTCCTTTTGTTTTGATTCAATTGGTTTATAATCTACATTAAGCTCTTTTTGTGCTTTTTTAACACCTGCATCGGCAGCTTGGTTAAAGGATTTATCATTTAATCCACCCTCATCTGTGGAAAGGCCTATTTTTACCTTTTCCTTCTTTTCTGCTGATTGTTCCCCGGCACTATCTTTACTCCCACAGCCTGCAAATAATGAAACTGCCATAACCGCAGTAGCTAAAAGCGCTATTATCTTTTTCTTTTTCATTAAATTCCCCTCCTATGATATAATTGGTAATTTATCTAGCAATGAATAAATTCTACAAATGATTTTTTTTCCCTTCTTTTTTATCTGAATATATAAAACTTTATTAATCTTTTGTTAATTTTACCTTTTTATTTTAT